GCGGCGCTGTCCGCCGACCCCGGCGTGCTCGAGCGGCTGTTCACGGCGACGCAAAGCGCCTCGAGCCCGCAGGTGACGGTGCGGTCGGCCATCGGCTCGACCAGGCCGGGCAGCTATGCGCTGACCGGGCTGGTGGCGGCGACCGCCGGCCGGCTGGAGGGCGCGGCGGCGCCGCTGGCCTTCGCGACGGCCCTGACCATCGACGGCTCGAACGATGCGGTGACGGTGGCTCTGGACGGGCGGGCAGCGGTGACGGTCGCGCTGGCCCATGGCAGCTATGCCAGCGGCGAGGCCTTCGCGGCGGCACTGGAGGCGGCAATCAACGCCGACCCCGGCCTGCGCGCCGCCGGGGCGGCGGTGAGCGTCGGGTGGGACGGCGACGCGCTGAGGCTGGTGTCGCGCACGCTGGGCTCGCGCTCGGCCATCGCGCTGTCGGGCCTGGAGCCGGTGCTGGCGGCCCGGCTGGGACTGGACTCCGCAACCGCAACCGCCGGGACCGATGCCGCCGGCTTCATCGACGGGGTGGCGGCCATCGGCAATGGCGCGCGACTGACCGCCTCGGCCGCCTCGCGCGCCAGCGGCCTGTCGGTCGAGCTGGGCGCCAGCGTGCCCGCCAGCGCCACGGTGACGGTGGGCGAGGGCCTGGCCGGGGCGTTTGACCGGCTGCGTGCGAGCCTGAACGGTTCGGGGGGCAGCCTGGCCGAGGCGGCGCGGCGGCTGGACCGCGAGGAGGCGGCGCTGGCCGCCGAGTTCGCGCGGCTGGAGGCGCGCTCGCTGGCCTTCCAGGCCGGGTTGACCCGGCAGTTCGGCGCGATGGACCGGCTGGTGGGCCAGTATCGCGCCGTGGGCAGCTTCCTGGACCTGCAGATCCAGTCCTGGTTCGACCGGAGGGATCGCTGAGCCATGGCGGTTCGCAGCGGACGCAGGGGCAGGACCATCCGGAGGGCGGACTAGCCATGCATATCGGCGCGCGCGCCTATGCCGAGGTGGACAAGGCCGGCCGGGTGGCCGGTGCGGACGCGCACCAGCTGGTGCTGATCCTGTTCGAGGAGGCAATCGCCGAGCTGCGCGCCGCCGCGCGCGCCATCGAGCGCGCCGACCTGGGGGCGCGCAGCCGGCACCTGAGCCGCGCGGCCACCATCGTGGCGGCGCTGGACTATAGCCTCGACCATGAGCGCGGCGGCGACGTGGCGCGCTCGCTGTCGCAGGTCTATGCCTATGCCCGCGCCCGGATGAGCCGGGCGGCCAGCCGCAACGACGCCGCCGAGGCGCGGGTCGCCGCCGACGCGCTGAGCGAGATTGCCGCCGCCTGGCGGGCGATCCGCTGAGGCAAGTGGCGCGGGGCGCGGGCGATCCGCCGAGGCAGGTGGCGCGGGGCGCGGGCGATCCGCCGAGGCAGGTGGCGCGGGGCGCGGGCGATCCGCCGAGGCAGGTGGCGCGGGGCGCGGGCGATCCGCCGAGGCAGGTGGCGCGGGGCTGCTGCCCTGCGGCCGGGGCGTGAGGGCAGCGATGCGCGCTCACGCCCCGCCCAGGCGAGGCAAACCGATATGGTTCGCGGCTAGCCGGCGAAGCGCCAGGTCCGGCTGAGTGTGGCAGCGACGACCCCCCGTGCGCGCCCGCGAGCGGCTCGATGCACGTCAAGCACCAAACGAACCTTTCTGGTTTTTTCTGCTTGACATCGTGACGATATTGGTGTAATCGTCTGCTCAAGTCGCAGAGGTGCGGGCGCGCTGCCGGGGGGCCGGGGGCGCGCCCGCCGTCGTTCCCGGCCCGGGCCGGGGCGAGCAGGCGAGAGGCAGCAGGCGGAGGGGCCAATGGACGAGGCACAGGACAGGGAGGCGATGGCACCGGCGGCGGCCGGCTCCATGGCGGTCGGTCCGGCGGTGGCTGGTGGGCCGGCCGGGTCCGGCACGGCCGGCGAGCCGCGCCGGCGGCCCGATGGCAGCCTCGACTTTCGCGACCCGGCAGCGCAGCGCCTGATGCACGCGCGCCGGGCCGCGATCAACGCCGAGCGGCGGGCCCGGGGATTGCCGGCGCTGGGCACCGAGGCGCGACGGGCCGCCGCCGAGCGCCGGCGCGCCGAGGAGGCCAAGGCGTTCGCGCGCGCCCGGGCCCGCCGCGCCGCCATCGGCAAGGCGTGGACCACGGCGCGGCGACTGGCCTTCCTGGAGGCGCTGGCCGAGACCGGCAACGCCACGCGCGCTGCCGAGCAGGCGGGCTGCCATGTCGAGTCGGCGCGCCGGCTGGCCGACCGCGACCCCGGCTTTGCCGCCGCCTGGGTGGACGCGATGCGCGCCTGGCGCGATTCGCTCGACGGCGCGCTGCGCGAGGCGGCGATCCGCGCCTATGGCACGCTGGCGGCCAATGGCGGCTTCGGCAAGCGCCCGGCCGTGTCCGAGAAGATGGCACTGTGGCTGGCGCAGGGCATGGCGCCCGGCGGGAAGGCGCCGGTCGAGCCGCGCGCCGCGCCGCACCTGAGCGGCATTGACGGCGAGGCCGAGGAAGCCGAGCTGGAGCGGCTGCTGGAGGAGCTGGCGCGCAAGATGGGCTCGCCCTTCGCGCCGGCCGAGGCGGCCGGCACCATGCCGGGCGAGGCCGGAACGGGCGGCGCGGACGCGCCCGGCGACGCCGGGGCACCCGGCCAGGCCGGCGCCGCGGCGAGCGCCGCCGGGGGGCGCTGAGCGGTGGACATTCGCAGCCTTGGCGACTGGCGCGCGGGGCGCTCCCATGCCGAGCATGTCATCGCCTGGCTGGCGCGCGCCGACCCGGCGACGCAGGCACGGCTGCGCGATCGGCTCAGCCCGGCGGTGCGCTACAACTGGCGGTTCTGGGCGCGGCCCAGCCAGCTCTCGCCGCGCGGGCGGCAATGGTCGACCTGGCTGATCCTGGCCGGGCGCGGCTTCGGCAAGACCCGCGCCGGGGCGGAATATGTGCGCGGCTGGGCGCAGAAGGACGGCAGCGCGCGCATCGCGCTGGTGGGGGCCACCTGGGCGGACGTGCGCGACGTGATGGTCGAGGGGCCAAGCGGGCTCATCGCGATTGCCCCGCCGGCCAAGCGGCCGCGCTTCGAGAGCTCGAAGCGGCGGCTGGTCTGGCCCAATGGCGCGATGGCGTTCCTCTACTCGGCCGAGGAGCCGGACCAGCTGCGCGGGCCCGAGCATCACCTGGCCTGGTGCGACGAGCTGGCCAAGTGGGAGAAGCCCGAGGCGGCCTGGACCAATCTGCGCCTGGGGCTGCGGCTGGGCGAGCGGCCGCGCACCGTCGTCACCACGACGCCACGGCCGCTGCCGCTGCTGAAGGAGCTGATGGCTGACCCGAAGGTGGCGGTGACGCGCGGCGCGACGCGCGAGAATGCGACCAACCTGCCGCCGGCCTTCCTCGAGGCGGTCGAGGCGGCCTTTGCCGGCACGCGGCTGGGCCGGCAGGAGCTGGAGGGCGAGCTGGTCGAGGAGGTCGAGGGGGCGCTGTGGACGCCCGCCATGATCGAGCGCGCCCGGCAGGCCGGTCGCGCCGGGCCGGGGCCGCTGGCGCGCGTGGTGGTGGCGGTCGATCCGCCCGCCGGGACCGGCCCCGCGGCCGATGCCTGCGGCATCATCGTGGCAGCCCGCGCCGCCGACGGGCTGGCCTGGGTGCTGGCCGACCGCTCGGTCCAGGGCCTGAGCCCCGAGGGCTGGGCGCGCGCCGTCGCGGCGGCGGCGGCCGAGTTCGCCGCCGACCGGGTGGTGGCCGAGGTCAACAATGGCGGGGCCATGGTCGAGAGCGTGCTGCGCGCGGTCGAGCCCGACCTGCCGGTCCGGCAGGTGCGCGCCGCGCATGGCAAGGTGGCGCGCGCCGAGCCGGTGGCGGCGCTCTACGAGGCCGGCCGGGTGGCGCATGCGGCGCGCTTCGAGCGGCTCGAGGCGGAACTGGAGGGACTGCTGGCCGGTGGCGGCCATGCCGGGCCGGGGCGCTCGCCCGACCGCGCCGACGCGCTGGTCTGGGCCCTGAGCGAGCTGATGCTGGGCGGCAGCCCCGCCCAGCCAGCGGTGCGGATCATCTGAGGCGGGGGAAGCGGCACGGCTGGCAGGGGTGGCCGGCGCCCGGGGGACGCCGGCCCTTCCCCGCCGCGTCGCGCACCGGTAGGCGGCGGCCATGGGATATGGGGAGCGGCGGGCGCTCTATCGCGCCATCGGGAGGGCGGCCGATGCCGCAGTCATTGCCTATGCGACCGGCGACCGGCCGGGGATGCAGGCGCAGGTCAGCCCGGAGGCGGTCGAGCTGGTCGTGGACCATCTGGAGGCCATCGGGCCGGTGCCAAGGCTGGCGCTGGTGCTGATGACCGACGGCGGATCGAGCGCGGCCGCCTGGCGGCTGGCACGGCTGCTGCGCGCCTGGGCGGGGGAGATCGAGGTGTGGGTGCCGGCGCGCGCGCTGTCGGCGGGCACGATGATCGCGATCGGCGCCAACCGCATCGTGATGGCGCGCTCGGCGGTGCTGGGGCCGATCGACCCCAGCCTGATCGGGCCGCTGGGTCCGGCGCCGGCGGGCGGCGGCGGCCAGCGGGTGCCGGTGAGTGTGGAGGCGGTGACGGGCTATCTGGAGGCGGCGCGCGAGACGCTGGACATCACCGACGACCAGGCACTGGCGCAGATTCTGGTGCACCTGGCCTCGAACATCCACCCGCTGGTGCTGGGGCAGGTGTTCCGCTCGCGCGAGCAGGCGCGCGCCATGGCCTTCCGGCTGCTGGAGGATGGCGGCATGGCCGAGGCGAAGCGGGCGCGCATCGCCGACTTCCTGTGCAGCGAGACGGGGAGCCATGACTATACCATCGGCCGGGCCGAGGCGGCCGAACTGGGGCTGCCGGTGGTGGCGCCCGAGGGGCGGGCCGAGCGGGCGCTGGCGCGGGTCCGCGCCGACATGATCGCGGAGTTCGAGGCGCGCACGCCCTTCGTGCCCGAGCAGCTGATGGTCTGCGCCGGCGTGGCGAGCGTGCCCTATCGCTCGGTCAGGGCGCTGGTCGAGAGCGTGGCGCATGGCGCGCACCACTATGTGAGCGAGGGAGAGCTGAGCCGGGCCGAGGATGGCAGCGTCAGGGACCGGCGGCGCTGCGACGGCTGGCGCAAGACGGCCTGAGGCGGCCTGAGGGGGCCTGAGGCGGCACAAGCCCGGCCGGACGCGGCGGGGCCGACACCGGCGACAATGGGCCGGGCCGGGCGCGCGGCGGGCACCCCAGGGTTTTCGGACCGGGCGGCCACTGTCGAGGCCGGCCGGGAGGGCCGGGAGGCAGCGGGGCCGACACCGGCGGCCAAGACGCGGGCCGCACCCGGGGGGACTGGACACGGGCGAGGGCGGAACAGGCGGATGCGCCGGCAGGTGCAATCGCGCCGGCGGCAGGCGGGCGACCTGGCTGCCGGGCAAGCGAGCGGGCCGGACCGGCCGGCACGGCCGGGTGGCGGCCGCATCGCGGCGAGGCGGGAATCGAGCGGGCAGACGGGCACCACCCGGCAACCGGGGAGGCAGCCGGCGCGCCCGCGATCATGGGCGAGACAGGCGGAGGATGGCGGATGCGACTACCGGCGTTCCTGACCAAGGCGGCGCGGCGGCGGCCGCCGCTGGCGCGCGGCTTTGCTGCCCTGCCCTTCAGCCAGGTGCAGCCCGAGGCAGGCTATGAGGCGCAGGTGCGCCGCGCCTATCTGGCCAACCCGATTGGCCAGCGCGCGGTCCGGCTGGTGGCCGAGTGCGCCGGCAGCGTGCCGCTCAAGGCACCGCGGGGCCATCCGGCAGGCGGCCTGCTCGCCCGGCCGGGCCCGGCGCTGAGCTGCGGCGAGCTGGTCGAGACGGTGGCCATGCAGCTCCTGCTGCACGGCAATGCCTTCATCGACCTGGTCGAGGATGGCCAGGGCTGGCCGGCCGCGCTCCATCCACTGCGCCCCGAGCGAGTCAGGATCGAGACCGGACCGGACGGCTGGCCGCGCGCCTATCTCTATCGCGCCGGCCAGGCCGAGGCGCGCTATCCGGCGCAGGATGGCCAGGGCCGGCCGGGCCTGCTGCACCTGAAGAGCCCGCACCCACTGGACGACCATTATGGCCTGGGCTGCCTGGGCGCGGCGCAGGCGGCGCTGGCCACGCACGAGGCAGCCAGCCGCTGGAACGCGGCGCTCCTCGACAATGCGGCGCGGCCCTCGGGAATCCTGGTCTATGATCCGGGCGATGGCTCGACTCTGACCCCGGAGCAGTTCGAGCGGCTCAAGGCCGAGATGGAGGCGGGCTTCCAGGGTGCGGGCAATGCCGGCCGGCCGATGCTGCTGGAGGGCGGGCTCAAGTGGCAGGCGCTCTCGTTCAGCCCGGCCGAGCTGGACTTTGCCGGCTCGAAGGCGGCCGCGGCGCGCGAGATCGCGCTGGCCTTCGGGGTGCCGCCGCTGCTGCTGGGCCTGCCCGGCGACAACACCCACGCCAATTATCGCGAGGCCAACCGGGCGCTTTGGCGGCTGAGCGTGCTGCCGCTGGTCAAGCGCATCGCGCGCGGGCTGGAGGGGCATCTGCGCCACTGGTGGGACGATCTGGAGCTGTGGCTCGACACCGACGCGGTGCCGGCGCTGGCCAGCGACCGCGAGGAGCTGTGGGCGATGGTGGGCCAGGCCAGCTTCCTGAGCGACGAGGAAAAGCGCCGGATGCTGGGCATTGACGGGCCGAGCGAGGCGGAGGAGGCGTGATGGAGGCAAGCGAGGGGGCCATGCTGGCGGGCCTGATCCGCCAGGCCGAGGAGGAGGGCGCGGACCTGGTGACGCTGCGCGCGCTGGTCGAGGAGGCCAGCGAGCTGGGCGCGGGCCGGGCACTGCGGCGCTGCGGGCTGGCCGATGCCTCGGCCGCCGGCGACCTGTCGGAGATGCGCCAGTTCGTCCAGGCCTGGCGCGACGCCAAGCGCGCGGCGCGCAACGCGCTGGTGGCCTGGGTGACGCGGGGCGCCTTTGCCGCGCTGGTGGCGCTGGCGGCGCTCAAGCTGGGGGTGGCCGGGCTGCTCAAGGCCTGAGCCGGGGCGGGGCGCCGGGGACGGGGCGGTCGCTGCGCCGCCCCCTCCCCCGCCCCCGGGAGGCACCGGGCAAGCCGCCCCGCCATCGCCCCGCCCCGGGCCGCGCCCGCGGGCACCGGGGCCGCCCAGACGCGCGGGCTGGCCGCTGCAGGACCACCGAGGCGCCGGGGATGGGCTGGCCGCCGCCCCAACCCACGCGGGCAGGGGTCGCCCGGGCGAGGGTGGTTGCGCGGGCGGTGTTCCGGTGCATGCGGGCCGCGCCCGCGGGCGCCGGGGCCGCCACGGCCCGCACGACTGCACACGCATGATGTTGTGGCCGCGCCCGCGGGCGCCGGGGCCGCCAACCGCACCTGCCCCGGAAGGGGCCACGCCGCCACACCGGCGGCCAGGCAAGCGAGGCTGACATGACCGAGACGACCAGCCGCCCCGCGCGCATCGCGGGCTATGCCGCCCTGTTCGACCGGGTCGACCGCGGCGGCGACGTGGTGCGCCGCGGCGCCTTTGCCCGCGAGCTGGCCAAGGCCGGATCGCTGCCGCTGCTGTGGCAGCACGACGCCGCCCGGCCGCTGGGCCGGGTGGAGCAGCTGGCCGAGGATGGCCGCGGGCTGCGCGTGGTGGCGCGGCTGGCCGAGGGCAGCCGGGGCAGTGCCGAGGCGCTGGCGCTGCTGCGCAGCGGCGCGGTGACCGGCCTGTCCTTCGGCTATCGCGTGCGCGACCAGGCGCCCCGGCCCGGCGGCCGGGAACTGAAGGACCTCGAGCTGATCGAGGTGTCGCTGGTGACCTTTCCGATGCAGCCGCTGGCGCGGGTGCATGCGCTCGAGACCGGGGAGGGGCTTGTCGCCCCGGCCCCCGCCCGGGCGCCCGGGGCGATGGCCCGCGGGCGCTGATCCCAAGCCCAGAAGGAGGCGAGACGATGGACTATGAGGTGAAGGCCGATACGCTCGAGGCCAGCTTCGACGCGGTCCGGGCGCAGGCACTGGAGGCCGAGCTGGCCCAGCTGCGCGGCGAGGTGGATGGGCTGCGCGCCCGGCTCCAGCCGGCACGGCGGCCAGCGCTCGACGGCGCCAAGGCGGACGCGCACGAAGGCACGCAGCGGCGCGCCTTTGTGGACGGATTCCTCCGCAAGGGGCTGGAGGCCGGCATCGAGGCCAAGAGCTTCAACATCACCAACCCGGCCGAGGGCGGCCTGGCCGTGCCGCGCGAGATCGACGCGCTGATCGAGGCGACGCTGCGCGACATCAGCCCGATCCGCTCGGTCGCGCAGGTGGTCAAGGTGGGCAGCTCGGGCTATCGCAAGCTGGTCAGCCTGACCAATGTCGCCTCGGGCTGGGTCTCAGAGACGGCGCCGCGGCCCGAGACCGCCTCGATCCAGTTCGCCGAGGTGGTGCCGCCGATGGGCGAGCTCTATGCCAATCCCAGCGCCAGCCAGGCGATGCTGGACGACGCCATGTTCGACCTGGAGGGCTGGCTGGCCGGCGAGATTGCACGCGAGTTCGCCCGCGCCGAGGGCGCGGCCTTCGTCAGCGGCAGCGGCACCAACCAGCCGCGCGGCTTCCTCACCGGCACGCCCTCGACCGCCGCCGACGGCAGCCGGCCGTTCGGGACACTCCAGTATATCCCGACCGGCGTGGCGGGCGACTTCCCCGCCACCAACCCGCAGGACCGCATCCTGGACCTGATCCACACGCTCAGGCCCGCCTATCGGCAGAATGCGGTGTTCGTCGGCTCGTCGGCGACCTTCGCGCGCATCCGCAAGATGAAGGATTCGACGGGCGCCTTCATCTGGCAGTCCTCGATGACCAAGGGCCAGCCGGACACGCTGTTCGGCTATCCGGTCATCGAGGCCGAGGACATGCCGGCGATCGCGGCCAACGCCTTCGCGCTGGCCTTCGGCGACTTCCAGGCCGGCTACATCATCGCCGAGCGCGCCGAGACGCGGATCCTGCGCGATCCCTTCTCGAACAAGCCCTATGTCAACTTCTATGCGACCAAGCGTGTCTCGGGCAGCGTGCTCAATTCGGAGGCCATCAAGCTGATGCGCTTCGCCACCAGCTGAGGCGGCGAGGCCCGGCGCGGCGCGGCCGGTGGCCCAGCTGGCCGGGCCGGCACCCGCAGCGCCGGGAGCAGCGGGCGGGCGCCCTCCCCGAACAGGCCCGCCCGACACCTGGCCGGGCGCCGCATCCCAGTGCGGGAGGCGGCGCCCGCGCC